AAGCATCATACCTGTGGCTGCTTCATTAACTTTAAAAAAACCATTCTCACCTTTTAAATATTCTGGATTATCAAAATTTATATTGTAACCTAATATTTTAGCCTCTATCTCATCAGGTGTTGCATTTGGAAAGTTTGCTAATACGTTTGCTACTTTTTCAAAGTGTAAATGTTTTCGTGGATATATACCACATGCAACATCTTTATCCGCACAAAGCAATCTTTCAATATTTTTCCATGAGAAACCTATATCAGCGTCTATAAATAACAGATGAGTTGCAACGTAATCAGTTTGATCCATCATCATTGATACGATTGTATTACGTGCTCTGGTAATCAAGCTCTCATTACCCATTGTCTGTATTCGTAATCCTACACCAAAAGCTTGTGTCCATTGTTGTAATTCTAATAGACCATGCAATGTTGCCTCTGATAACATGCCACCATACATGGGCATACCTAAAAATATTTTGAAATCTTTGTCTTTAAGTTCTTCTTGTTTAATCATTATTTTTTTTAAATAAAGATGGCAACCCTAGAAACGGTCTTAAGTCAAAAATATTTGACTCTCCAAAAGGACCATTCTTATCATTGTAGTGCATAAAAACTTGTCCACAATCATAACCGTTAAAAGCCTCCCGCCAGTGTTCAACTTTTTCACCTCTGTAAATTAACATATCACCAGGATCTAACTTAACACTTACACCTTTATTACCCTCCTCTCCTGTAGGATCTAAGGATATCGGCCAATCATCACCACCTAAATTCATAGTGCCTGATATCTCACAAGAAGGCCTGTCTTTATGTCTATGTAAGATATCTCCGTATTTATATATCCTTGCAAATGAATAACACGGTATTAAATCTAGCCCTGTGTGTTGAGCCACCACTGGTAATGTTCTAGCTAACAATGTTTCCATAGCCATGTCGGCATAATGAGAATATGTATTAGGTATTTGTCCATCGTTAAAAGTGCCCCATGTAGTGTCATAAGGAGATAAAAATTTATGCTCCATAAGGTGACTAGCGACTTTTCTTTTATTTTGAAAATAAATATAAATAAAAGAAGCTAACTCTTGAGATATAACTTTTTTAATCACGACATAATTGTTTTCTTCAAAAAAACTTTTACTCTGTTTTTTATTTTTCATATAATCCTTTCTTACCTAAATGGTTGACCACAATTCCAAACTACTAATGAGTATCTAGTTCCTTTAATTACAGGAGTGACTCTATGCCAAACAAATGATGGAAAAACAGTAATCGCACCTTTTCTCCTGGCATACTTAGACACTATTACATTAGGACTACTGTCTTTTTTATTTCTTAAGTCAAGTTGTAAATCTCCACCCTCATACTCTTCTCCATCACATAAACTTGCAGTCACAGAAACTTTTCTAATCAAGCCGTGTGTTGGCTTACCAACTTGATTATGGGGCTTATCAAAGCTATCCATGTGCCAATCATAATGTTGAGTTTCTGCATACTTAGTCCATTGACAAGCCTCTGCTTGACTTATCTCAAAGTTCCAACCTGCTTGTGTATTAGCTTCTTTTACAAAAGGTAAAACAAGATTATAAATCCAAGGTTCATCCATCCATACGATTGAAGAGTTTCTTTGTTTGTATAGTTTAGATATATCTCTGGTATCACTATCACCTGTGGTCGCTATATCAGGGGTTTGTGAATTACCATATTCAACTAAATCATCGCAAAGATGATGAGGTATGGCATCTGGGAAAACGTAAAAATAATTTTGTAAATTCATTTCAGATTTGTCCTAATATTATCAAATTAATTGGAATTTCAAAGATATACTTAATATCGGTTCATGATTGATATTAGTTAAAAATGAGTGTCTTAACTCTGAGTTAAAAACTATTACTTTCTTGGGCTCTAATTCTACTAAATGTTTATGATGTCTTTTTCTACCTTGCTCATACTCAAACTCAACATAAGACTTTTCTTTACCTGTCTTACAAACAATTATGGCTGAGATATCAGGTGAATTATTTAAGTCATAGTCATCAATGTGAATGTGACTATTTATGCTTTGGTTTTTTTCAACGACAATACCTGAATGTGCTAAAGGTACGACTTTGCAATTGTAATGCACGCCATAATGATCCACTATAAAATCAGATAACCATCTTACTTGTTGATCAAACTCTAATCTATAATAGTCCTTAAGATAACTAAATTGATGAGGATTTAATTTATTTTTATAATAATAATTTTCTAAAATGTTAATATTTAGTTTATCAAAGTTTATAGGTAAAACTTTAGGAATAGTGGTGGTGTAGATACTTTGGTCAACCAAAGTTTTTTTCTTAAACATTAATTTAGAGGGCGATCCATTCTTTACTTGAAGGGTTCCAATAATGTGAGCCTTGTGGATCTTGCTCGTCTACCGCAGACCAACGCACATTACTTTCATCCCACGTGATTGTGTATTCTCTTGTTTCTTCTAAATAACCATAAGTTGTTACTGTAGGATAAGCTACAGGAGCCTCCCATGTGCCTGTCGTATCATTAATGACCCACGAGTTCATTCCTTCTGGTCTTGGAAGATAGAACATATCTTTTGATGCATCCCATGTCCAACCTAAACCAGGATAGTTTTTTCTAAATGCTTTTGATTGATCAGATGATTCTGTACCATCCTCTTGATAATGTTTACCGTTTCTTGTGTTATAAGAACATTTTTTCCAAAGAGACCAACCGTGTAAATTTTGTAAAAATGCAACACCTGTGGCTTCATCCTCAACACCGTCTTTTAATGTATCAACGTCTGCTACGACCTCTACTGAAAGAACTAAATTATCTTCTGAAATTTTTGCAAAATGTGCCATTATTGATATTTATACCTTATGGCTACATAGCCTGAACCACCTTGACCAGGAGTATTTGAGTCATCTGGGTTACCGTTGTTACCACCGCCGCCGCCTCCTCCGCCGCCTTGGTTAGTACCACCACTACTTGCATTTCTAGCGCCAGCTGCTCCGCCTTGACCTCCGCCGCCGGTTCCTCCTCCGCCACGACCTTGAGCGTTATTGCCACCGCCGCCGCCTCCGCCAGATTTGCTTTGAGAGCTGTTTGTAAATTGTGTTGTAGCGCCATTACCACCAGGACCACCGTATGATCCTTGCGAACCATTACCACCTGTGGCTGTTGCACCGCCTCCGCCACCACCAGGGTTAGACGGACCCCATTGATTACCACCCATACCAGCACCATTTGCGCCTTGTGGGGGTGATACGGGTGGTGTGTTTCCATTACCACCGGCACCTGCTTGACCACCGCCGCCACCTGCTCCACCGCATCCACCAGGTTGACCTGCGTTTGGGCTTCCACGACCTGCACCGCCTCCGCCACCTGTAGATGTAATACTAGAAAATACTGAATCGCTTCCCCTACTTCCGTTATCATTAGGTGCGTTTGAAGGTGTGGATACTTGTCCTCCAGCTCCCCCGCCACCTACAGTAACAGGATAAGTTGCTGCACTTACTGGAACAGCACCACCAGAATTAGCTAAAGGACTACCTGTCCATGCGGCAGGACTCGGAACTGACTCACGAAAGCCACCGCCTCCGCCACCTCCGCCACCGAACCAAAAGTTCGGTTGACCACCGATACCGCCTCCGCCACCTCCGCCTCCAGCGACTACGAAATAATCCACTGCATTAGAGCCTGCAGCATTACCACCTTGGCTCACAACGAAGTTTGATGAGGAAGTGAAAACATGAACTTTATAATCTCCTACTGTGCTTACGGAACCACCTGTAGCAACAATAAATTGAGCGTTTGATTTGCCTTGTAAGTTAGACATAGCGATAGCACCTGAAGGCACCTCTGCTAATGCACGAACAGCAGCTGCATCCATATTAATTTGTGTTCCTGGAGAAATGTCTAATTCTGTATTGACATTGTCGAGACTAATCTGACCTGAAGGTGTAGTCATTTATTAATCTCCTTTCTTGAGATCATTTACTTGTGTCTGTAAATCCTTTACGCATTCTATTAATAATGCACATAATCTGTCATACTTAACAGCTTTAACACCATCTGGTCGTGTGCCTACAACCTCAGGTAAAACCTTTTCTACGTCCTGTGCAACGACACCAACATCTCTTTTACGTACGAAATATCCGTCTTCGCCACCCTTAGCATCAATAAAATCTTGTTTCCAATCAAACAATACACCATTAAGATTTTGTACTTTATCCATAGGTGAGGATATGTTCTCAATATTTTCTTTGAGGGCTACGTCTGAAGAGTAAAAAGCTGTAATGTCATTAGTAGCTCTAATCTCACCGCTTGTGCCTGACGCAGCAGTCGCAACTCCAAGTGAGTCTACTTGCATATCATTAAATTGAACATCTGATGCAGTGCCTAAACCAAGAGAAGTTCTCATGGTTGCGCCTGTTTCAAGAACAAAATTAGATCCATTACCAACAATTATACCACCATCAGTTACAGCTAAACCAGCTACGTCTTGCAATTGTGCATCTAATCTAGCATTAGGAACTGTTCCTGAATCTAATTCTGATGCATTCAATGTAGTTAAGTTTGCACCTGAAACTGCTGGTAATGTTCCTGTCAATGAACCTAAGTCAGTAGAGGCCCACTTCTTAATATTATAATTTGAAGCACCATCACAAAATATACTTGTTTTAGCACCTTGTGTAATTGTAACACCATTAGCAGTATGACCTGTAGCAGCTATAGTTAAAGTTTGAGAACCAGTAGTATTGTTAAAAAATGTGTAAGTGCTTTCTGTTGCTGGTATAAATACTACAATATCACCTGTCAACGCACCTGTTAATTCTATGTTTCTATTAGCAGACTCAGTGGTAGAACTTCCGTTTGAGGTAGTTAGGGTAATATTAGATGATCCTGCTACGGATTTAGATATGTAACCTGTTGAAAAAGCATCAATAACATTAAGGTTATTATTAGTGTTTGTGCCCCAGGTATTAGCATTGGCTCCTGTGGCCATTAATTCCATTAAATATCTTGCTGAATATGTACTACTCATGTTTCTACCTTTCTAAAATATATCTTTTTTTACTATTTGAGCAACACTTTTTATGCTGCGTCTACCTCTGTCCATGTATTGCTTGCCCCCGTAGCTACATTAGCCCATGGTGTACTAAATAGGTTACCTACAGATGATGTCATTGAAACACCTGTAGGGAACACTGGAGCGTCACCTTCGGCTGCTGCTGTTCCTGCAGCAAACGATAAAGCAACTGTAGATAAAGTGACAGTTATACCTGTTCCAACCTCTACTGTCTCAGTGCCCAACGCAAATGAGGAGCTTACGCCTGTTGGTTGAACTAAGGCATCGGACACTGTGCCTATTGCACCTGCATTCATAGTCATCGTGACACCTACAGGATCTACTTGTGTAAAGATATCTATAGTTACTGTACCGATACTAAAATCAAGTTGATCAGATGGTGCAACTACAGCGACACTACCCTCACCTGAAACAGTCGCTCCTGATAAAGCAGCCGATATTGTAACAGGAGTAGGTTCTACAATAGCGAGTCCTGTGCCAGCAATCGATCCTGCTGCAGATGTCATAGATACACCTGTTGCGCTTACAATTACTCCAGTGCCAACCTCTTGTGTCGTAGTTCCTAATGCAGTGGACATGGTCACGCCACTTACATTAGTAATAAATTCTATATTTTCATTCCAAGCAAAAGATCCCCACGTGCTTCTACCCCAACCTGCATCTACAGTTCCTGAAGCTGTTTCATCACCAGCCGCAAAATTCATTTGTAAACTACTTAATAAAACA